AGATCGGCAGCAGCGGGGACGGCGCCAAGATCGGCAGCAGCGGGTACGGCGCCAAGATCGAAGCATCTGGCGAATGGTCGATTGCGTCAGCCATCGGCAATGACGGTACCGCCAGCGCCGGCCCTAATGGATGGATCGTTCTCGCCGCTTACGATGGCAAGGGCCGTGTTTCGCAAGTGAAAGCCGCAAAGGTTGGCGGCCCCGAGGGGATCAAGCCTAACACGGCTTATCGACTCTCTGTTGACGGCCAATTTGAGGAAGTCGCTTAAAGTGTGGCAATGACCAACGAAACCATCACCCCCGAAATGCTGCTCGCCGCGATCAGTCGCATCAAGCCTGCGCCACGGTTTCTGACTGTCGCCGAAGTCGCCGAGCGGTATGACGTGTCCGAAGCCCAGGTGACATGCGAATTGAGCAAGCGATTTCTGTGCGGGAAGCGGCGAAACGCTATCGCGTCAGCACGGCGAAGATCCGCGAGTTTATCCGCCGTGGCCTGCTTGGAGCCGTCGATGTCGGGGCCAACGGTCGAAGTTGCTGGCGGATCACGCCCGAAGCCTGCCAGGAGTTCGATGAACGAATGGCGGTCAAGCCTCGGGCGAAGCGAACGAAGACTATCCGCGTGGATGCCGAGATCGAAGCCATTATCAACGGAGCCGATCAAAGGCTTTGACATCTGAGGGGCAAGCAATGGGGTTACGAGACAAGTATCGCGCGGGCCGGTCCAAGATCGTCCCCTACCTGCCCGGAGAAAGTCCATCGCAGCGACACGAGCGGCGAAAAGTCTCGGCCGAGAAAAACGAGCAATGGCTGCGTGAGGTTCTTTGCGAGTTGGGCGTCACGCTGACTGTCCACAATGAAGGCCATCATTGGAAAATGGTTTCGGAATCGATGGTCGCCGAGTGGTGGCCGAGTTCGGCGAAGCTGGTCTTCAACAAGAAATACCACCTTGGGAACCATTGCCACGATCACGAGCAAGTAGCCGCGAAGATCGCGTGGTATCTGGAACTACAGGCGAGGAAGCAATCATGATTACCGTCGAAATCCCGATCTCGGAACTGCTCCAAGAGGTCGCCGAGCTTCACCCGATCCACGACGCCCGAATCTTCCAATGGCTGTGGAGCAAGATCGAATCCGGCGCGACTCGCCAAAGCCCCGACATCACCGACATCCTTGCCTTCGCAGAGGAGCCGCCATGTGGCCCAGATTTATTACCGTGTCTCTGCCCCGTGGATTCGCTTACGTCGAATACCGGCACTATTGGGACGGCGACATTGAAATTCACGGCGTCAGTATCGGGGATGACGACGACGCGGAGTTGACTGACGACGAAGCCGACATGGTTTGCGACGAGATCCGCCGCCAGCATCCGCGGCGACTTCCTGGGAGGGTTTTTCGATGAAGGATGAGCAGGTTGAATGGCGTTGTTTTCATTGTGGAGCCACATTTACAAAGGCTCAAGCCAGATGGGCCGGCGAGCATTTTGGCCGCTCCGAAGCGGATACCCCCGTGTGCATGATGCGGGTTCCTGGCGAGGGGAGTTTACTAACGGCTCTCCGTAACGCACAGGTTGAACTGGCCCGGTACCGGCAAGAGGACTCCGATCTGATTCGCGCGATGACCAGCCAGGCGGCCGATCACGCTCAACTGCTTCGCCGCGAGGAAGAGAAGGGGTATGCCCGCGGGCTCAAAGATGGCATGGCGATGATGGACAAAACGACGATAAGAGGCGAGTAGCTACGCGGCCAACTGAAACACGCCCCCGGACGGAGCCACGCCGGTTGGACTGGCAGGGGGCACGGATCACTCACGGAGGGTTTGCGATGAAAGGAATCTTTCTGGCCCTGGTCTGGGGCGTTGAAGAGTTGGTTGGGCTGGCGCTGGAGATCATAGCCGGTATCGAGGAGGGGGATGACGCATGAACGTGATCGGTTTGAGTGATAAGCATGAGGCGAATTTGCGGAAGCTGGCGGCTTACCTGTTGGTCGCTGGCAATCTCAAAGCCAAATTCACTATGGGTACTTTCAGTGACATGAAGGAGCCGGATACCGAGGCGACCGACTGCGGCGCGGTTGGTTGCGCTGTCGGCCACGGCCCGTACGCCGGCATTGAAAAGCTCCCAGGGGAGGACTGGTCCTTCTATTCGGATCGAGTGTTTGGCCTTGATGACATTGAGTTTGAAGCCGAGTGGGAATGGTGTTTTTGCAGCCGGTGGTCAGAAAGAGACGACACGCCGCAAGGCGCCGCCAAACGCATCTTGTGGCTGCTCGACAAGGGTTTGCCCGAAGATCACGACGAGCAAAAGTGTGGCGAAGCCGACCTCTGCTACTAAGCCTCTGGGGCTGTAACTCAATCGGCAGAGAGGCATCGCCGTGATGGCGCCCGAATGTCCAGGTTCGAGTCCTGGCGGCCCCGATTTCGATGAAAGCACGTCGGCCTAGATATCCGGCGTGCCCGTAGCACTCCCGACCGGGGCGTTCCCGGTCGGGGGTTATTTTAGGCTGCGGGGCGGGGCGAAGGAGATGCGAGAATGAATGAATCCCACTTCCCGAAGCCGCACCCTATGCCGCTGCTTGATTACTTCGCTGGTTTGGCGATGCAGGGATTGGTCCACGGCGTCCTGCTCGACAACGACCGGGAAAAGGTGCTAATGGATGAAGGCTTGGCGGTATCGGACTTTATGGCGTTCCTGGCAACCATGTCCTACAACGTGGCCGAAGCGATGATCGCGGAATCGAAGAAGCGGAGGGGGAAATGATTACAACCGCAGAACGCTCTGGCCTCGTCTACGATCTTCCCGCCGAAGACTACCACCAACCTGCGTTGGGCGTGGCGTCAAAGTCCGGTCTGGACAAGATCGCCCGCTCCCCGGCCCATTACCGGGCATGGCTGGAAGGACCGCACGAAACGACGCCGGCCATGGAATTCGGTTCCCTGTTCCACGCCTACACGCTCGAAACCGCGAAGACGCTTGCCGAGGTCGTGGTTGCCAAGAGTTTTGGCGACTGCCGCGTGAAGGCGAACAAAGCCGCCCGCGACGAATTCCTTGCGGAGCATGCGGGCAAGCGAATCATCGACCCGGAGACATGGGACACATGCCGCCGGATGGGTGACGCCGTCCACAAGCATCCCATCGCGGCGCGGCTGCTGGCTCAGGGCAAGTCGGAAGTTTCGATCTACTGGCAGGACGAGGACGGGCTGGATTGCAAGGCCCGCATCGACCATTGGATTGACTCGATGCGGATTTCCGTGGACCTGAAAACGACAACTGACGCTTCCCCAGAGGCTTTCGCGCGGTCATGCCATGCCTTTCGCTATCACGTTCAGGATTCGTTCTATCGCGACGGGTTGGCGGCGGCGGCTGGTTGCCAAGTGAAGGCTTTTCTTTTTGTCGCGGTTGAGAAAGAACCGCCCTACGCTGTCGCCGTGTACGAACTCGATTCGATGTCGAAAGACCGTGGCCGCGACCTTTACCGCGCCAATCTCGCAACGCTCAAGCATTGCCTGGAAACCGATGACTGGCCCGCTTTTGGGCAAAGAATCGTCCCCCTTACTCTACCTGCATGGTCATTCAAGGAGATCGTTTGATGAGTATTAGTTCTGAAATGCAACTTGCCACCCCGGAGCGTAACGGCAACGGGATGGCGAAACACTCGACGGCGGCTTCGGGCGCGATCGCTCGTGAGGCTCAAGAAGTTCAAGCGGCGATGTTCGTGGCGCAGCAATTTCCCCGCGATGAGATCGAGGCAGAGCGCCGCATCCTGCAATCGTGCAAACGCAAGGGGCTCGCCGAGCAAGCGGTTTACGCTTATCCGCGCGGCAACGAGACCATCAGCGGTCCATCGATCCGCCTGGCCGAAGTGTTGGCCCAGAATTGGGGCAACATGGACACCGGAATCAAGGAACTCGCCCAGCGCAACGGAGAAAGCGAAGTGATGGCGTTCGCGTGGGATCTTCAAACGAATTTCCGGCAGGTGAAGGTTTTCACGGTCAAGCACGAGCGGCACACGAAGCAGGGGAAAAAGCCGCTGACCGATCCGCGGGACATCTATGAACTTGTGGCCAACCAGGGGAGCCGTCGGCTTCGTGCGTGCATCCTGGCCGTCATCCCTGGCGATATCGTTGATGCGGCGGTTGCCGAATGCGAGAAGACCATGAAGGGCAACAACGAAGGACCGATCGCGGATCGCGTCAAGAACATGCTGGCCAAGTTTGAGGCGCTGGGCGTGACGAAGGCCCAAATCGAAAAGCGGCTGAATCACAAAGTTGATTCGATCATCGAAGTCGAGCTGGTGGGACTGCGGAAAATCTACAAGTCGCTGACCGACGGATTCGCCAAGGCCGAAGAGTTCTTTGGGATCGAGGCGGCGAAGACACCGGCCGAAAAGACGGACCTCGAGCGCGAGATTCTGGACGAGAAGCCGCCGAAGGCGCCCGTCGAGACGCTGGCCGAAGGCGAGATCCCCAACGAACCCGAAACCGTCTCTGTTGACACCATGGCCGCCGACATCCGAGACGGCATCGAAGCCGCCACGACGACCGCCGAACTCGACATCATTTGGAAAACCTGCCGCACGAATCGCGCGGCTCTCGGTGAGGCGTTCATGATCGCCACGAAAGTGACGTGGGACGCTAAGTATCGCGAACTGTCCCCGGCCAAGAAGTAACCCCCAAGGAGCCCACCGTGGCAAATCTCAACAAGGTCATGCTGATCGGTCGTCTGACCCGCGACCCCGAAGTGAAAGCCTTCTCGAACGGCGGCAAGGTCACGAAGTTCGGCTTCGCCGTCTCGAACCGCAAGAAGAACTCCCAAACCGGCCAATGGGAAGACGACCCGGTGTTCCTGAACGTCGAAGCGTTCAACCGCGGCGAACACGGCAAACAAGCGGACTTGTGCGAGTTGCTACGCAAAGGCGCCCAGGTCTTCATCGAAGGCCGCTTGCAACTGGACCAGTGGACATCGCAAGATGGTCAGAAGCGGAGCCAGGTGAAGGTTGTCGTGGATTACTTTCAGTTTTTGGAGCCGCGAGTTGATGCGAGGCCGAGCGTGCAGCCGGATCGGACAACGGCGCCGAATGACGATGAAGGGGCGTTCAACCCGCCGCCGGCAAGGAGTGAGGAAGAAATTCCCTTTTAGCGTCCATTAGCTCTTTGCAGCAGGCCGCGGGCTTCGGAACGCACGATGGCCGGGGAATCCGACAGGGAGTGCGTAAACCCTGAATGTCGGGCAATGTCCCCCTCGGTGGCCTGCTGCTTTGTTACTTGGTGAACTTTCCCCCACCAATTTCTTGCGAGGACAAAGTATCATGAGCGACGAAGAGCGCGCCGCGTTTCGACTGACGGAAACGGTTTTGGCCGACTTGAAGCCAGAAACATCGTCAGGGTGGCGGATCAACTTTCACAGGGATGGCGTTGTTAATTCGCGAAAGAACGGCCTTTTCTCTACCTGCGAATTGGCTTTGCGGGCCTTGCGAACCGCTGTTGAGAGGGCCGCGGCTAAGAAACTTGCTGAGATCGACCGGGCCATTGCCGCCGAAGTCGCGAACCCAACGAAGGAGCCGCGATGAAGACGACGAGATACGATGGGCGATGTCCGCATTGTTGCTGCGAGATCCTTAACCTTGACCATCTTCATGTGAATTACGACTACATGACCGATTTCGATTTCGACTGTCCCGACTGCGAAAAGAAGATCGGCGTGCATGTCACGATGGTCCCCGAGTTTTCACTGTGCAGTGAAACGAACGAGGAAGCGGAGCGGCGGGCCTGGGAGCAATCGCGGAAGCGGCATGAGGGGGTGGCAAAGTGATCTCAGCCATCGCACAGAAGCCGTTCTATTTCCCCTCTGCCGAATTGCTCGCTGTTTTGTCTGGCGATTGGTGCGGAGCGTTCAGCGGCGGGAAAGACTCATCAGCGATGATTACGCTAATCGAATGGCTTCGTCGGTCTGGTTGGGTCACGGCCAAGAATCCGAAATTGGTGCAGTCAGACACGATGGTAGAAGACGCTTCCCTGCAAGCGATCTCGGGGGAACTGCTTGACGTTCTCGGCGGTTGCGGTTGGGAATTTGCGGTTGTTCGTCCCGAAGTCAACGAGCGGCTTTATTGCCAAATTCTTGGGCGCGGACTGCCGCCGATCCACCCCGGCATCAAGAACTTCCGATGGTGCAGCCGCTCCACCAAAAAAGACCCCATGCAGCGCTGGCGCGACGTGAATGCCAGGGGCGTGACGCTAACCGGATTACGCTGGGGCGAGTCGCAACAACGAGACGGGAAGCTGCTCAAGGCGGGATGCGAAGCGGGCGGCGAGTGTGGCATTCCAGACGCTGACGGCGGCACATACAGCCCGATCATCAATTGGCGAACGTGCCAGGTTATCGACTGGCTCAACGGTGCCATTGGCCGCGAAGACGCCGAACTGATGCAAGACGTTTTTGCGGTCACGAGAAAACTTGTCGAAATTTACGATGTCAAATACGGCCAGCCGGATTTCGATGGCGATGTCCGAGTCGAGGCGGTCGCGCGGTTCGGATGCCAAGGATGCCCGGCGATTGAAGAATCCGCGATCGCGCCGAAGAACGTGGTCAAACGAAATGGCGCCGGGAGCCCGCTCAACGAGTTGTACGCCGTGTGGCACGAAGCCCGGAAGCCGCACAACCGGATCGTCAAGGTTAAGCCCGATGGCAGGAACTACTACGGGGCTCTGCGAATGGATGCCCGCAAGAAACTGTTTGATTGGGTGATGGACATTCAGTGCAGGTCGGGCGTCACGCTGATCCGCGAAGAGGACGAAGCGTTTATCCGCCAGTGCTGGCAAGATTCCGTTTATCCGACCCGATACACAGCCGCCGATGAGTTGCGGGAAATGCCGGATTACGAAATGCCGCTGTTTGATGAATGCTTGGAGGCGACGCCATGACCCAACTTTTATTCCCCGAATTCCGCCCCGACTGGTCATCGACCCCCACAAACCAACTGTCTCCCGAGCCTCCCGCCCAGCGGCATTCGGTAACCTCGGTCGCGGCGGCGAAAGAGATCGAGCCCAAAGCGGCGACCCTGCGGCGGGCGGTTCTCGATTACTTGCGCGGGCGAACGGATGGGGCGACGGACGAAGAGATTCAGGACGGGTTGCCGATACCTCCATCAAGTCAGCGGCCGCGGAGGTGCGAGCTAGTCGAAGCGGGCGCCAATCGTGAAACCGGCAGGAAAGGAGTTCATCGTGAGCGAGTTGAAGTTTAAGGTTGGGGGTCGGGTGATGGTGAACAGCCCGCACGCCTCGGGCGAAGCGAAGATCCTTCAAGTGGATTACGGAACGTGGCTTGCCTACCCGTATCAGGTCAGCTTGGGCGAGATCTGGGTCCGTCAAGACGACCTTATTCTAATCCGCGAAGCTCCGCCACCCCTCAAATACAAAGCCGGCGACTGGGTGCTGATGGAAGTCCGAGTGATCGCGGTCGATGCAAACGACGCGAAATTCTCGTACAAGATCGATGTCGATGGAGAGTGGCACTGGGTGCCTGCGGGCCAAATCATCACCCTGTCGCGACCGCGGTCCCCCTGGTCCGGCACCACTCTCAACCCCTGGCACGGCGAAGACCCCGCCCAGGTCGCAGCACGACAAGCTTCTGTCGCAGCGGAGTTTGCGCGGGGGGTGCAGTTTCGGAAGCCGGGGGAGGGGTGAGGGGGCTAGGACTTCGGTTTCTTCGGCATGTACTTGTGCGTGTCGGCGAGTTCTTCACGGAGTTCCTGCCGCAGGATCTTGTTGACGACTTCGGACGTGGAGCAACCGTCTTTCATGGCGCGGAGCTTCACCGCAAGCCGCAAGGCTTCCTCGGTGTCAATAATCATTCTGGTTCGCTCTGCCATAGTTGCAGTCATAAAACCCTCGTCGCTGCCCGTCAAAGGAAATAGTACACCGTGTTTCGGAAATGTCAATGATTTACTCTTAACCATGGTGCCATGGTTCATTACAATTCCCGTCAGATGCCCCGAGATTGCCGATGGTCGGCGTCCGGGGCGGATACAAGAGGAGGCGTCAGATGCTCACGCGACGGCAAGCAATTGGGGCTGCGGGCGGCGTAATCGCCAGCCTGCTTGTTCCAACGTGGCTGCGGCAAACTCGCCCGCACACGATCAACCTGAAAGCGTTCTGTGAGCCTGAATACTGCTACTACCCATTGCGGAAATGGGATTTGCTGGCGCCTTTCACCCAGGAAGACCGCGACGGGCGACTGTTCCGGTTCGCGTCCGATCGCGCCATCTGCGTTCGCGTTGATGCCAACGATACGGACAAGGTTGGCGAGGAAGCGAGAACGCCAAACGCCTGCAACCTTCCGTGGGATTCTCCAATTGCAGTCAACTGGAAGCCGTGGCGAGCCATCGCGGGAAGCAATCCCAAGGGGCTTTGCTGGAAGTGCTTCGGCGACAAAATCGACATGCAGACGGTCACGGACCATAAGCCTTGCAATGGGGAAGGGTGTTTTGAATGCGACTACGGCGGCCGTGATGGTAAGCCGTGTGGCGTTTGCAATGGGACCGGAAAATCGAAGGAGCACAGCCGCATTGCCTTAACAAGCGAAGTTGAGGTTGGGCGGGCTTACTTCGAGATGGTCAAGGCGGAATTGCCAAGCACCGAGTTCGCACGCTGCCCGGTCAACAGGGATTTGGTTCTTCTTCGGTTTGATGGTGGAGCCGGAATTCTCATGCGACTGGTCAGTAACCAATAGCAACGTCAGCCGTTGTTGCGATTGTGGAGCAAAGGGGTCGCTGGAAAAGGTTCAGTGACCAAGCGATACCGTCAGAAGCCCCGCGTCCGGGTGGTCCGGGCCGGGGCGGATACACAGAGGTCGCCATGAAGATCAACGCAACGCTCTCGATCAGTTTTTCGAGTAACCGAAAAACGCCGTTCATCCTGGTTGGGAAGTGAGCACGTATTTGGGGGTCGCAACCATCTATCGGCTTCAACGAGAACGGTGAACGCCCGGAGCTGATCCCCTTCGCGTTGGAGGGGACGGTTGCCGGGGGAGAAATCAAGACAACTGATATGCTCAAGTTTTGCCTGCTGTTGATCGCGAAGCCGGAACCTCTTCCGATTGACGGCGTTTTTTGTCCGGCCCAACAACGGCCACTAACTTCCCGGCGGCGGCCTGAGAGGTCCGCATCGGAGTACGGTTAGCTTTGGGCCTGCGTCCGGGCAGGCCTAAGTCTGAATATTGATTGCTTCCTTGATGAAGCCGCAGCCCTGCCTGGGAGACCAGTCGCCGGGCTTGCGGCATCAAATGAACCACTCGAACGGCGTTGAAACCGTCCGAAGTGGCCCAATGCGGCGAACATACGAAAAGGTTGGTGTACCATGCGTTAAATCAATTGCCGAGTGTGTTGTCCGTGAGCCCGACTGGTGAGGACCAGCGGGCTTGCGGCAGTAGACAGAGTTACTTTCGATCTACCGGCATGTTGTTGGTGTGGATGCTTTAGGATGAGGGTTGGATGTCATGGTTGATTGGTTAATGATTGCCGACGACCGCGAGAAGTACGCTGCGTATTTGTGCTCCCGCGAGTGGGGTGTTCTGAAAAAGGCCGTTCATGAACGGGCTGGCGGGGTTTGCGAGCGGTGCTGCATTCATCGCATCGACCACGTCCATCATCTCACCTACCAGCGCAAGTACAGTGAGCGCCTTGAAGACCTTCAAGGCTTGTGCAAGCCCTGCCACGAATTCACCCATGGCTTATCGGCCATCGACCCCGCCGAACTTACCCGAATCTGGAATCTAATCTACCCCTTGGTGGATCAATTGGTTGTTCAGCGCCTTCGCGAGCACGAAGAGCGGATGTTCCTGAATGGCCAGTATCGAACGCTGGACCCGACACGGCAGCGGCTTGTTGAGGATCGGCAGCGGGAGATTGCGGAGCGGGCGAGATGCCAAGAATTGAAGGCCCAAATGCAAGGCACAAAAACCCACCAGGAAGCCAGAGCGATACTTTCAAAGCTCAAGACGCAGTAGGCAATTGATCTGCCGTGTTCAATTTCAATGGATGAGGTGTCCGATGGCTTCGATTTATCGCAAAGTCCACCTGCGAATGTATGCCGATGAGAAGTTCTGCGAGCTATCATCGCCGCCACCATGTGGAAAATACTTGTGGCTTTACCTTCTCACAGGGCCACACACAAGCGCGATTCCCGGCGCAATCAGCACGGGAGAGATGGCGCTTTCGGAAGCCCTGGAATGGCCATTGAAGGGTTTTCGGGCAGCATTCCAAGAGTTACTTGCTAAAGGTCTTGTTGAGGTTGATTGGTCGCGGCGCCTTATTTTTGTGCCAAATGCGATCAAGCACAACCCGCCCGAGTCTCCAAATGTCGTAAAGTCGTGGGCTTCGCATTGGGACTTGCTTCCCGAGTGTGAATTGAAGGCGAAAATCTACAAACACCTGAAAGCCTTTCTGGAAGGTCAAGGCGATGGGTTTGGAAAGGCTTTCGGAAAGGCTTTCGGTAAGCCTTCCGCAAAGACTAAGGCTAATCAGGAACAGGAACAGGAACAGGAACAGGATAAGAAGGAAGCCCCTTTGCCAAAGGAAGACGAAGACAAAGCCTCATGGCTTTGGAGGTCTTGGCTGTTTTACCTTCGCCGTCCCAAAACTTCACACGATCAAGTCGACCAGTTCGAGGAACTTGTTCGTCTTGGGTACGACCACCAGAAACTTGAAGTTGAGATCAAAAGCCAAAGTCGAGATCGCACCGAGCCAATTTGGGAATTCATCAAGCGGATGAAGGCGACCAAGGCGAAAACGGAAGTTGCGGAATCCTCCGAGGACCGCTTCCGCGAAACCGCCGAACGACTCGCGCGAAAGTTGCAGGTGCCAACCCATGCCTGAAACTCCATGGACCCCGCCCTACGACGGCGACGCCGAACGCGCCTTGATCGCTTCTGTGCTGGGCGACAACGCGAAGATTCTTGATGTCGCGGCAACGGTTCCCGCGGAAGCGTTCTACAACCCCGGCAACAAGGCGATTTGGAAAGCGGTCATCGACCTGTTCCTAAACCAAAACAAGGTTGCGGACCCGCTGACCGTGTGTGATTGGCTTGCTGCGCGGGGGCAGATGCAGGAAGTCGGCGGTTATAGTTACTACGTCGATTTGGTCGCGAGTTACAGCAACCCGGCGGCAGTCGAGCATTACGCCGAAATCATCCGCGGGCACGCTATTCGCCGAGAGCTTTACCATGCAGGCGGCGAGATTTGCCTTGCGGCCAATGACCGGCGAATTGAAGCGATGGACGCCGCCGAGAAAGCGGAGCAACTTGTTTTTGGGATCGTGAACAAGCAGCACCGAAACGAAGTCGTTCACATGGGCGTTGCGACGCGCGAAGCCGCCGAGCGGATCGAGAAACGGGCAACGGGGACGATGGCCAACGATGGAGTCTCGATGGGGATTGAGCCGGTTGACAGCATCCTTGGCGCGATGGAAAACGGCGCCATGATCGTGATCGCGGCCCGGCCTGGCAGCGGCAAGACGGCATTCGTGATGAACGTCGCGAAGCGAGTGGCGGCCCGAGGCGAGCACGTTTTGTTTTGTTCCATGGAAATGAGCCGGATTGAGATCGGCGAGCGGTTCATTTCGATGGAGTCGGGCATCGACGGGCTGCGCCTCAAACGCGGGCTGCTGAGCCTGCACGAGCGGGAACGAGTCCACAACGCGGCGGCGGTCATGAACGGGTTTTCCTGGTCGATCGACGACACGCCGCATCAGACGGTTATGCAGATTGCGGCGGCGGCGCGGCGGGAAAAGATGAGCAAGGGCTTAAAACTGGTCGTGATCGACTACATGCAACTCATCAGCGTCAGTGCCGACGACGAGCGTGCGCAGCGACAGGAGCAGGTCGCCAAGATTTCCCGACGGATCAAGATTCTGGCCCGCGAACTGAGCGTGCCGGTTGTCGTGTTGGCCCAGGTCAACCGGAAGTCTGAGGATCGCGTCGGCGGGCGAATCAAGGTTTCCGATCTGCGGGAATCCGGCGCCGTCGAGCAAGACGCCGACGTGGTCATGTTGCTGCAATGCGATGAACCCGACAAACACAAAGACACGGTCGAGATCGATGTTGAGATCGGCAAAAACCGCAACGGGGCGACGGGTTCGGCGAAGTTGATGTTTCACAAATATGTTTCGAGGTTTGATCTCCGATGAACATCACAACTGCCGATCCCGCCGCGTGGATGCTGTCCGAACTGCAAGCGAAGTTTGGCGAAGATGCCAAGGTGCCGACACACAGCGTTGGTTGCGGGATCTATTGGGACGCGACTTGCCTGGAATGCTTGCGGAAATGGGAAGGGCATGAGCGACAGAAAGAGATTCCGCGAGCGGTTCAGGTCGCGTTGAGGTTTCGGAAACTGGCTCCGTAACCCGGCAACCCTGATCGAAGTGGTCAACGAACTGGCGAGCGATGTTTTGAGTGGGATGTAATGGAGTTTTCAATGCTGGATGGACGCGATTACAAACTGGTGAACACCGACTGCATCACGCACATGGCCGAGATGCCGGAAGCGTGCTTTGATTTCTCGGTGTTCTCCCCGCCGTTTCCGTCGCTCTATGCGTACACGTCGCAGGAAGCGGATATCGGCAACAGTGAGGATCTTCGCGGTGAAGCGAAGTTGCACTTGTCGTTCTTCTACCGGCAGCTTGCCCGCGTCGTGAAGCCTGGCCGTGTGATTGTCGTTCACGTCATGCAAATCCCCCGCATGAAGCGAAGCGGCGAAGTGGGGCTGTACGACTTCCGCGGACTCAACATCCGCCTCGGCGAGCGTGCCGGGTTAGTGTTCGAGTACGATTGGTGCATCCGCAAAAACCCGCAAGCCCAAGCGATCCGCACACGCAGCCGGGAATTGCAGTTTTCGGGGCTGGAATCTGACCGCGCCAAGTCCCGCGGCTGCTTGCCCGATTACTTGCTCAAGTTCCGCGTTGCTGGCGATAACGCGGTCCCGATCCGCTCAAAGGGTGACGTGTCGCGAAATAACTGGATCGATTGGGCGGAAGCGTGCTGGACGGACATTCGCGAGACCGACACCCTCAACGTCAAGGAAGGCCGCGGCGAAGACGACACAAAGCACATTTGCCCGTTGCAACTGCAAGTCATCAATCGGCTCATCCGCCTGTACTCGAACCCCGGCGAGATTGTTTTTTCCCCGTTCGCCGGCATCGGCAGCGAGGGATACGAGGCTTTGAAACTCGGCCGCCGATTCTACGGCACTGAGTTGAAAAGCGAATACTATGATGCGGCGATCAAAAACCTTGAACACGCTCGAACGCTGCACACGGAAACCGAACAAGCCCTTTTTGCGGAGGTGTCGTGATGCGAGTCGCTGTCAACCCGTCGAGCATTGACGATTACCGGAAGTTCCTGGCGGTCAAGTCTCTGCCGTCATTCAGATGCACCGGGCGGGAGATGTCATTCCCCGACGAGTACGCGCACCTGATCGACGGGGCCGCGGCGCAAGCGGTGAAGAATGTCGCGTACAAGCCGTGGCCGGGGCTATTCGATTATCAGCGAGATATCGCAGCGATGGCGATTCAGAAACGCAAGTTCGCGATCTTCGCGGATTGCGGACTTGGCAAAACGCTGATGCTCTTGGAGTTCATGCGGCACGCGGCGAAAGTCTTGCCGATGCACAAACGAATCTTGATTGTGTGCCCGCTGATGGTCGTTCGCCAAACCATCGCCGAAGCCGCCAAGTTTTACGAAGGGCGCCTTGATATCGAGCAGGTTTCCGCGGCCGATCTCGCGGGGTGGCTTAAGGGCGACGGCAACCGGCTGGGCATCACGAACTATGACGCCCTGACTGACGATCTCAAGCAAGGGGCGTTGGGCTGCCTCATCCTTGACGAGTCATCGATTCTTAAGAGCCATTACGGCAAATGGGGGCAAGTCTGCCTCGATCTCGGAGCCGGTCTCGATTGGAAACTGTGTCTCACCGGAACGCCGGCCCCGAATGACCGCATCGAGTACGCGAACCATGCCGTATTCCTTGACGCATTCCCGACGATCAACGCATTCTTGGCGAGGTACTTCGTGAACCGCGGCCAGACGCAAGAGCGATGGGTTTTGAAGCCGCATGCAATCAAGCCGTTTTACCGGGCGTTGTCGCATTGGTCGTTCTTCCTGGCGAACCCGGAAACCTACGGCTGGAAAGACAACGCCGGCAAGATTCCGCCGATCATCACGCACATTCACGACGTGGAAATGACGCAGGGACAGCGTGACGCAGTTTTCACGGCGACGGGTGAACTGTTCGTTACGAACGCTGGCGGCATCGTGAAGCGGTCGAAACTCTCGGCGATCGGCAAAGGGCTGGATGGCGTCGGTTCGCAAAAGCCGGGATTCATCAAGGCGCTTGTGGAATCGTGGCCGGATGAATCAACAATCATCTGGTGCATTCGCAATGAGGAGCAAGACGGGCTGGCGAAGATATTCCCCGATGCGGCGAACATCGACGGATCAACGCCCCTGGCGAAACGCGAAACACTCATCGACGATTTCAAAGCCGGCCGCCGCCGCGTTCTGATCTCTAAAGCGAAGGTGCTCGGGTTCGGCCTTAATCTCCAAGTCGCGACGCGGCAGATTTTCAGCGGTCTACTCGACAGTTACGAGTCCTATTATCAAGCGGTGAAGCGTTCAAACCGCATCGGCTCAACGCGACCGCTCAACGTGCATATTCCAGTGACCGAGATTGAAATGCCCATGGTCGAATCGGTCATCCGCAAGGCGGGCCGAGTGCAGGCTGACACCAACGAACAAGAGTCGCTGTTTCTCGCTGCGGCGAGGAAGGCTGTTTAACGAGTGATGGATTTTCTTTCCGGGCAGGAAGCATGATCTATTTCAACGAATTCGAGCCCTACGCCGCCGACTGGCTCGCCAACATGTTCCCCGGTCAACGGATCGACACACGGAGTATCACGGATGTTGCTGCAACCGATGTTCGAGATTTTCGACGATGTCATTTCTTCGCCGGCGTTGCGGGATGGGAATTTGCCTTGCACCTTGCCGGATGGCCCGACGAGTGGCCGGTCTGGACAGGATCGGCCCCATGCCAACCGTTCTCGGTGGCCGGCAAAAACAAAGGCGAAGCCGACGCCCGCGATCTCTGGCCCGAGTTCTTCCGGCTCATCCGAGAGTGCCGCCCTAACGTCGTTTTTGGCGAGCAAGTGCCGAACGCAATTAGAAAGCATGGGTGGCTCGATCGAATATCAGGAGACTTGGAAGGAGAGGGCTACGCCGTTGGGTCGTGTGTATTGGGAGCACACAGCGCAGGGGCGCCGCACATCCGCCAAAGACTGTATTGGGTGGCCGTCGCCGACAACTTCCGACACGACCGGGGGCAAGATTCCGCCTGGGCATTCCAATCGGAGCAACATCACGAAATTGAAGCAGGCGTCGGAGATTTTGGACATGGCGGGCTGGCCGTCGCCAAAGGCCCAAGAGGACGGCAGGACGTTGGAGCAATACGAAGCGGCCCGGCAGCGTGGGTACGAGTCCCGCAAGGGAAAGACGAACGGCGGCCCCGCGAGCAAGCAGGGCGGGTTGGCGATCGCAGCACAGTTGACAGGCTGGGCGACGCCGATGGCTCAGACGCCGGGCGCCGGGAACTGCGACTACAGCCGGCAAGTGGAAGCGGCGATGGGCCTGCGGCCGTCGAAGAACGAACCGATGGCTGGCTGGGCGACGCCGGTTTGCGAACCCGCGAACGGAACGCCGGAAGCGTTTTTGGAGCGGAAAAGGAAGGCGATTGCGAAGGGGTCGACGATGGGAGTTTGCCTGTCGGACTTGCAAATGCAAGCGATGGCGTATTGCGACCTTGGAGCGATTACGAAATCATTCCCTGCCTCGACGGAAAATCGCGGCGTATTGGACGCGGCGTTTTCCCGCTGGCTCATGGGATTCCCCGCGACATGGGACCAACACGCACCATTCTGGAAGGAATGGGATACGGTCCAAAAGAAGTTAAGCGAATGCTCCGGCGACCGCGAAGCCTACTCGCGATGGCTGGCCGAAATCGCGCTGGCCGACTCAAAGGCTATGGCAACGCCATCGTCCCCCAAGTAGCCGCCGTCTTTATTCGCTCAGTGATGGATTTTCTTTCCGTTTCCCCCAACCAGGAGTAACCCCCGATGCCAAAAACCCACATGCAACTCGACCCAACCGACGAACGCTACGGGACCATCCGCGAAGCCATGCACCGCTACCATCAACCGCTCGAACATGCCGGCCTGCTGATTACAGCGATCCTGTCCAGCGGCCCGCGCGACAAGAACGGCGACGTGTGCGGCCCGGCGATTACCGTTGGCGGCTACGAAGCAATGGCCGCGATTCGCATCACGAATCTGAAACAGCGGGCGACCATGCTCGGCGACGTGATTATCGAGATCGACGGCGACCGAATCGACGAACTGAGCGAGGCGGAACAGATGGCGCTGTACGACCATGAGTTGACCCATGTGAAACTTGTGCTGGACAAAGACGGGGCGGTTGTGCGGGATGACTTGGGGCGGCCGAAACTCAAGGCTCGCAAGCATGACTTCCAAATCGGCGGCTTTCACGAGGTCGCCCAGAGGCACAAGACTGAGGCCATCGAAGTGCAGTCAATTGCGAGCGTCGGAAAGCAGTTTGTTGTACAGGGTGTTTTCCCTGGTTTTTAAGATTGCAATAATGATTTGATCTGTATAATAAACGAACCCGAACAAGCGTTGCCACGCCTGACGGGTTCTACACAAAAGGCCGAAGGAGGGCCAATCATGTCAAGTCAAAATAGCGGTTCGCTCAGTCACGATCAAGGCACAGTGGAAATCTGGAAGGATATACCTGAGTGCCCGAAATACCAAGCATCAAGTCTTGGAAGAGTCAGGACGCTGAAGCGGAAAAATGGCGTCGGCCACATCATGACCCAATTCTTAACGCCGAATGGCTACAAAATTGCCAAATTGAACCAGAAGATGTGGTTTGTTCATCGGCTTGTCTTGTTCGCTTTTGTCGGCCCGAGGCCAGACGGCATGCAGGCATGCCACAACGACAACGACAGGCAAAACAACCGGGCCGACAACCTTCGTTGGGACACGGCAAAAAATAACAATGCCGATAAGAGAAAGCACGGAACCGCACAATTCGGCGAGAATAATCCCTCGTCAAAGTTCACGGATACGCAGGTAATGGAGATTCGGCGGAAGTACGCCAGCACATCAGCAACAACCAGGGAACTCATGGATGAGTTTGGCGCAAGCCAAGCCGCCATAGCGTCACTGGTCCGCGGTAAAACTTACAAACACCTTCCAATCCTGTGTCGCCCCGTACCATCGTTTCAGGGGCATGACGGCCGGTTCGTCAAAAAAACACAACCTGCCTGATCGTTCACTTGTACTTTGCCCCGGCAATAAATTAGCGATGGAAAGGAAAACGACATGAGCAGACCATGGGCGAAACGATCTGGGGAACTGGAGCCAAAACACGGCGCGTACTGCGATTTCGTCGCGTTCAGCGAATGGTTCACGAGCAAGCCGGAGTTATCCGAAATTTGGGACGCGATCGACGACACGACCACTGCGCAAATCGAACTGTATGTGCGATTCTGTGAAGCGGCCGATTTCGTTGAGGCTACGAAAGGCGGTGCGTGATGTTCATTGTGATCTATGACGAAGACTTAGAAGCACGCGAACGTGAACTCATCGAAGAAAGGAAGTCCGTCAATGGCTGAGAACACAAAGATCCAATGGACGACTCACACGTTCAACCCATGGCGAGGATGCCAGAAGGTGAACCCCGGCTGCGCCAGCTGCTACGCTGACACGCTCAGCAAGCGCAACCCGAAGACGCTTGGTGTTTGGGGGCCGAACGGCACGCGGGTCGTGGCGGCCGAGGACGCTTGGAAGTTGCCGTTGAAGTGGGACAAAGCAGCCAAGGCAGCAATGGATGTGTGGCTTTCGGGGCATCAAGGAGCCCCGTACAACCCGCCTCCACCGCCGGAACGCCCCCGCATCTTCTGCGCGTCGCTGGCCGACGTGTTCGAGGATTGGACGGGGACGATGCGAGCTTCTGGCAAGGATGAGATTTACCTTGGCAAAGACTTTCGGGCGAGTCGCGGTCCTGATGATCGGCTCACCATGGACGACGTTCGCACCCGCCTCTTCCGCCTGATTGACGCCACGCCGAACCTCGACTGGCTCCTGCTCACGAAGCGGCCGGAGAACATCGCGAAGATGATGCCGAAGTTTCGCGATCACGATTGCGACCACAAACGCGCATCGTGTGACGAAGTCGGTTGTCCTGGCGGCATTCGCCCCAATGTCTGGCTCGGCACGTCCGTCGAGAACCAAGAGCAGGCCGAACTCCGGCACAAACATCTCATGAGCGTTCCCGCCGCAATTCGCTTCTGGTCGGCCGAACCGCTGCTGGGACCAATCGACGCGATTCCGATCTGGGAGAAGTACGGCAAGCCAAACTGGGTCATCATCGGCGGCGAGAGCGGCCCCGGAGCCAGGCCGTGCAACGTCGAATGGATTCGCAACATCGTGCGGCAGTGCAAGGCGACGAACGTGCCGGTGTTTGTTAAGCAACTCGGCAAGAGTTATTTCAGCGGCGACAACAACCACTCGCATATCTTCCCGCGAGACTCCCACGGCGGCGACATGGCCGAATGGGCCAAGGATCTACAGGTTCGCGAGACTCCGAAAGGCGGTGCGTGATGCCTGAGAAGCGTTTACGAGCGGTTGTTCGTGTCACGATGGACGTTGAGGCTGGCTCAGTTTGGGGCAGCGACACGTCATGGGAGCAAATCGAAAAGCAAGCCATCGACGGAGTGCGAGGCCTGTTGATGAACGGCAACGTGCTTGCTTTGAAAGATTTGCCCCGAAAGATTCGGGGTCTCGAAATGGTCGAGGTCCGTGTGATGCCGGAAACGAAAGGCGGCGCCTGATGCTCTCATGCGACCTGAGCGACCCAAACCGCGAAGTGTCCAGCGTCAAGGTCGCGTACCAGTCCAAGGACTGCGTCGCCATCTATGTCGACCTGTCGGCCCGCGGCAAGCGTGCGCAGGTGTCGGGGTATTCGGGGGCGACGGTCGACTTTGGGTCTGCCGCGTTGACGATCAAGGGGCTGCCGTTTCGCAAGTTCCGCGTGAGCGCCTCATCGTCGCGATACACGTTGACGATCACCTATCTGCGGCTGTCGTGTTATGGACGGCGGGCGTTTCTTTATTGGGGTAAGTAATGCGTATCGATTTTTGCAAATGCCCGAGATGCGCCCGCGAGAACAAGCCGCGTGAGCCGTTCCGCGAAAGCACAGACGACGAAATCCTGCTCGACATCGCGGCGTGCCTATGCCTGACCGACGCACAAGGGAGGGCGTGAGTGATGGCTGAGACTTGGGAACAGCTGTTTGCACGCATAGACGTTGTTGCTGGCATGCTCAAAGCGTCCGCCGAGGCACGCGAAGCCGCACGCCGCCGTAAGTGCCAAGCCTGCCACGGCACGGGCATTCTCATCGCTGGTGACAGCCTGCTCAAATGCAACCTTTGTGGTGGATCTGGGAAGACTCAAGAGCAGGAGTGACGATGCGCACAAACTTCCGTTACCCCCAACTGACGCATACCGAGTGGCGCAACTGCCGCCTCTGCCACCATGACGGCAACTGCGCCAAGATCCACATCAAGAAAGACAACGGCAAGATGTCGTCGGGAGTCATCGCCTGCACGCTCTGCCGCGACCGTCACGAAGGCCGCTGGGTCGTCGCCCGCGGCTGGCAGAGCGATCATGCGGAGACGCACGAATCAATGGGGAGTGGGTTTCGGAAGTGGGCTGCGGAGAATCCGCCGCTGGATGAAGAGATTGAACGAATTAACAGGGAGGAGGAAGCGTATGGCTGATCTACTTGGATGCTCAAGCGAAGTCGCATTTTCAAGCGACAACGCTTATCGATACTGGCTCAAACGGACCTGGGACAACGACTGCCCGCTCCTTGGCTGGATCATGCTGAACCCTTCAACGGCGACCGCCGAGAAGAATGACCCGACCATTGAGCGAGTCCAGCGCCGCACGAGCCGAATGGGATACGGCGGATTCGTCGTCGTCAACCTGTTCGCGCTGCGGGCAACAGATCCGGGAGTAATGCTGTCGCATGAAAGCCCTGTGAGCCATCCTGGCGCCCCCGAAGGTAACGATGAAAACATTCAGCGAGCGTTTAGGGAGTGTGGCGCGATCATTGCCGCGTGGGGATGCCACGGGACGTATCGGGGACGTGCGGCGGATGTTGTCAAAATGGCTAAGGACGCTGGGATCAGCTTGGCGTGCCTTGGAACGACGAAGGGCGGGCATCCGCGGCATCCGCTGTATGTGAAATACAGTGCGTTGGTGGCGGCTTACTGAGGAGGAAGCGTATGAGCAGCGACGAATTGAAGGGACTGGCAGCCGACGTTCGGCAGATGACGACGAGAATAACAAAAAACTTTCCTGATGGCGTCGTCGAGATTGCGATGAGCGGTTGTGGGAATCCGCCCGGCGTTGGCGGGCAAGCAGTCGCAAGATCGACGGTATGGTTTCGCGTTGATGGCGGCGCATGGGAGCGGCCTGAATCGAGAGCTTTTCGCCGTCTTGCCGAGGCGTTGGAACTGGCGGAAACGGTCGCCGAGTTCCGCGAGTTGGAGGATTTGATGTGACGCGACTTTCTAACGCCGAGTATGAGCGTCTTTTTGGCCCCCCACCCAAAGCCCCCGGCAAGCCACGAGTGAAGGCGCCGAAGCCTAACCCCTCGCTGTTCATCGCGCTGTGCAAGGCCCACGGCTTGCCCGAGCCCGTGCCGGAATATCGGTTTTGCGAGCGGGGTTGGAAATTTGATTTTGCTTGGCCGAATTCTAAGCCGATGGTTGCTCTCGAAATTGACGGAGGCGCCTACACCCAAGGCCGCCACACAAGGGGCAAGGGCTTCATCAAGGATCAACAGAAACGGAATCGCGCGACCGTGCTTGGCTGGCAGGTCTTTAACTGTGTCCCGGCTGACGTGAAGGACGGGTCGATTTTCGCAACCTTACGGGAGGTTCTCTTATGAAAACCATCATGCTGTGCCCCTGGTGCCTGCAAGAGGTTGATCGCGCAAGGCCCGCCGATGGCCCGCTCCGTTTGCCGATTCACAGCCGCAGGGGCGGGGTCCATTGCGCTGGGTCGATGAAATTGATGTCCGACCGCGTGGTGGAACTTGAGAGTAAGGCCACCGCCGCGATGAAACTGGCGGCCCGCGCGAAGCGAAGATTGCGGGCGTTTCTGCGCGAGGCCGAGCGGATTTCGGAAGCGTCAGGGAGTGCGTACCGTGCGGCGACGCGCATGAAAGTGGCTTGCCGAGCGGCGATAAAGCCAGCAGCTAAGGGCAAATCGGAACCGGCGCCCCGCTGAACCACGCCGCATCGCCTACAAGTTGCCGCGCGTGCTGAATCGCTTCACGCCGGCAGAGGATCGAACATGTCGCGTCACGGGCCACGCGGACATCTCGCCAGTACGCAGCGATCCCCTCGATGCGGCGAATCTCGGCGTCAATCGCGTCTGGCTCCACCGCATACTCGCGCATGGCGCAAAGTTCGGCGAGGCGCCCGTAGCACACCGCCAGGGCCGCGGTCGCTGTCTCGCCGCTTGGGACGTGCCGCAATTCGGCCAGCATCGGGAGTTCGGGGTGGGTGTCTATCGTGTACCTGCACCAGCGAATTTCGCATGCGATCCGCGCATCGTTCCAGTTTTCGGAATCGACTGGGAAACCCCACAACTCATGCTTTTTCCAAAACCTTTCGACTGCATGCCCCGTGCCGGGCGGGAATGTCTCCGGCAAAGGGTGGTTGGTCATGACGAGGATTTCGACGTAAGCATCCGCCGCGTCAGGCGGGAGAATTGTGAACAGCAGGGATAGAAAGGCAGCCTCCATGACTCCCCCTTTGTGACGAGACGGAATACCTCCATGTTTCAATGTTTGGAGGTAAAACTTACTCCGGTGGCGTTGCGATTAGCGGCCCCAGAAAGAGCCGAATCTCATCCTGATCCGACGAGCAATATCGCCCTGCGATGTGCCAGGAAAGCCGCCCCTCTCCGTCGTCCACAAGCTCCGCGGCTGACGGTTGCGAATCGCCCACGGCCACGACGATGTAGATCCCCGCGCCGGATGGCGTCCGCGTCCAGCACGACGGGATTTCGTGCATCTCGCCGCCGATCTGAATGTTTCGCAACTTGAGCAGCGCCCAGATGACGACGCAGACGAGGCCGAACACGAACAGCAGCGTCAGCGACGAGATCGTAACGAGATGCTGGATGTTGTCTTCCATGTCACTCCTCGCCCGGCGTGAAAGAAATATCGGGGCGTTTTTCTTACTACCCACCCACCGAGATCGCAATCCCCCATTGCCGATACGTCGAATCCTCGTCGCAATCGACCCATGCCGTCTCAAACTCTTCCGCATGCATCTTGCGCGGACCGTCCCAAGGATCTTGCAGGTAAACCGTTCGCAGCCGATCCGAGACGCGATAGACAACGATGTAGTGCCCCAGCCCGTTCGCGGTCACCGGGGCGATAATGGGCCGCCGGCGCACCGTGTGATACCGCATGTCTTCCAGGGTCATTTCGCCCGACGTGACAAGGTAGCCGGCCTTGCGAAAGAATCGCTCAATCGTGCGAGGATCGCAGCCGGAAGCCCGCTCGACGGAAAGGCCGTTCGCGTAGTGCGCGAGCGGCTTGACGACGCCGTAGCGTTCCTCCACGGCCTTGGCGCATGCCGCAGAGCAATCACAATCACGCCGTTGGCGGACATCGGGGAATTCCATGGCGGTCCTCAATGGTCAGCGTTCGCGATGGCGATCGGATCGAGGCAGTACCGACTGGACGCCGCCGGGTGACAAAGGCGAACGTCGGCGAACCCATCGGGCTTGGCACCGCTCGCATCGCACGTCGCGCGAGTTTGCTTCGCGCCGGCAGACGTGGCAATAACGGACGGGTGCGTAGATAGGTTCAGATGCAGCCACGGGATCACTTCGGCGGGAATGGTCAGGGTTTCGGTGGGACGATCAAGATGCCGGATCGTCACCGCTCCGCCAGGGTCGAGTTTGTAGTGCCAGTCCATGGACTTCCCCTTAGATTGCCAACTTGTACGCGCCATCGTAGCCCGGCCCATCGCCGTAGATCGTCTCTTCGGAGACATACCCCAGGTCGCGGTCGAACACGAAAATCTTCTGCGCAGGACGATTCACCGACCCGCCCGACAGGAACGAATATTCCTGCGTTCCGATCAGAGACGGGCAGATGAATGTTTGCAGGCCCGCGAATTCCGCCGATGATGATTGGTGCCAGTGCCCGAAGAAGCAGTAGCGAAGTTTCTTGCCCGCCGCGTTCAGGTTGGAGCTCAAGGCCGTTGTGAACCGCCGCACACCGTAGCCAACGACGCCGAGATTGTTGGGGATGAAGTTGCCGTGCGATGCATAGCACTGATGCCCGCCAACCTCAAACAAGACGCCGTAGCTGTCGGGCAGGTGCCAAACGATGTTGGCGTCATTGCTCAGGCGCCGCCGCGCGACTTGGTAGGCGAGGAAATCCCAACTGCGGGTCGGGTCTTTCGTCGGAACCTTGCGGTCATCGGGCAGCCGCCCGTGGTTGCCGACGATGCCGACGACTTCGACCGAGCCGAATTCCGCCGCCAAATCCGCAATGGCCATGGCGACCAAATCGCCGCAGGCCAGCGAAGCGCGAACGATGTTCGGAGCGTCTGAGTGGCGTTCGAGCCCGTGAAGCGTGCCGGTGAGCAAATCGCCCAGCAGCCCAACAGTGATTCCAGGGACCGCATAGCGCCCACCGGCTTCCATGTCCCGTTTCCAGTCAATCGCCGCCTGCACAACGCGCCAGACGCGACGGCAGGCGATTTCGATGTCGTAAGCGTTGAGACCCAGCACGCCGGCCGAATTGACCCGCTCTTCAAAATGCCAATCGTTGAACGTGAGCAGCGGGAACCGCTCGTGGGCCGCGCGTGACTTGGCGGGGCGAATCGGCCGCTGCTGGCGCGGAATCGGAGCAACGCTTTCGTTGACGAGTTCGGTCAGGAAGTCGCGAAAGGATTGCTCACGAACGGCTTCGATAATCTGCTGCTGCTTGGCCCGCTCGTCCTGCTTGCGTTTGTGGTCCGCGACGGGGTCGAATTCTTTGGTGGGTGCCGCGGGCGAGGGCGAATAGCTGTCCCGCGATCGGTACGCCACGCTCCGCGCCGTGTTCGCCGAGACTCGGAATTGCATGCCGATATCGTGCCAGCTTGCCCCCTCGGAGCGAAGCCGGTTGATTTCGGCTCTATCGTCATCGGACCAAAATCGCCTCATCGCAAATCCTCCGTGACACGTTGAGACGCCCCACACGTCCTGCAACCACTCGCCGGCGGTCGCAGTTCGCCCCGGCGGATCTCCGCGACAGCCTCACGCTCTGCCAGGTCAAGCATGCAGCCGATGCGGAGCTTGATCGATTCGGGCGAGCCGCCGTCGTCAACGATCGCGCAAATGTCGTCCAGTAGATGGCGGAACGCTTCCATGCGATTGCCCTCGAAGTGCGGCGTCTTCGTCGCGTGCCATGGTTCGCTGTGTGTCTATCAACGCCCATCGCTCCGCTTTCGGCAAGTCGGCTTCGGTGAAGCGGTTGCCGGCCATCATGATCGCGACACGCTCTTCGTAGAGTTCCCGATATCGCGGGGGAAGGTCGCGAGGGTAGGTGATTTCTTTCATAACGCAACCGCCACAAAACCAACGATGACGCACGCCAGCACGCCGATCAGAATCCAATCGGTTGCGGTCAGGCGTCCGTATGGTTGTCGCTGGGCCATCGCACCCTCAACCTTAATCGTCATCATCAGAATCGCCGCCATGCAATGCGACAACGATCAATCTGATGACGCAAAGCAGTAAAAGGCCAATCACAACGCACGCTGCGGTTATCAGCATCTCGCGCAAACTCATTGGCGGCAGCCTGTGTGGCGTAAAGTCGCGATACATGAAATTAAAAGCCTCCGCTTAAGACCTCACTTTTGCCTTACAAGAAACGCGACAACCTCAAGAGCGGTTAGGCCAATGGCGATGGCCCAAGGTTGCCAGGGAAATTCTTTGACCCACACGCCAGAATCCCGAACGATTTTTGCGGCATCGATCATGCCATATTCGTAGTAAATATTTGTTTTGATTTGTTCATCTTTGATCAGTGACGGGTTTGGGAGCCAGCGGGTTAAATGCCTGCCAGCTCTATACAGACCAATCATGCCAAAAGCAAAAACAAAGCACCCGCCAACGAATAGGTGGGCGAGATCCTTGTAAATGTCGGCCTTGTTGATCGCCCCTTCGACGGGGATGATAAAACGGGCCACGCCAAAGGCGATGGCGACGATTAGTAGAGCTGTATAGCGGATATTCATTTCAAGTGCCTCAGAGTACAAAGCCCCCGCCGGCGTCATGCCAGCCGCACCACGGCTTCGGGGGCGTCTTGCTTCCGTAAATGTGCCGCGCCCGGAATCGAACCGAGAAGATCCGCCGCGAAGTTCCAAACGGATCTTGCCCCAGGACCGCGGCAATGGTTTACAACGCCAGCAGCAACGGCAGGACGAACTTGCCAACCGTCACCAGCAGCGACAGCAATTCCGGCGAGAGGATTTTTCCCTTCCGCGCGAGAGCTTCGGCGAAGAACGCTTCATCGGCTTGATCGCTGACCGCAGCGAAAACCATGTGCGGAGTCTCTTCGTGCGCCTGGGACTGCTGGACACGAACCTTGAGCCATTCGGTTACCGTCTGGGCGAGATAGCCCACGGCGATGTCGTCAAGCGGCGAGGGCGTCGTGCGGGCGACTTCGGCGACGATGCCGGTGATGTGACCGGAGATTTTGTTCCAATCGAGTTGGGCGAGGTTGGGGGAGAATGGACCGGGCATAGTAGTTTCCTTTGGAAAGTAGTTGGTGACTTAAAGTTTTGGGTCAATGGTATAGACATGGTGGGCGCCGCCATTCCCCGGCTCGTCACTCGCCCATACGCGGAGCTTTTCGTTGCAGCCGTTGACCTTGTGTGTCGTGATTTCGCGAGACATAAAATTAAATCCCTTTAGGTAAAATGAGTCGATCGCTTACCGTTTCAGCGGGCAAACCTTCTGCCCGTTCGCGTTGATGTAGCAGCCGCCGCCATTCGTCGGCGTTTGCGCGGAAGCCCCGACGTTTTGCAACACGCTGTAGGAGCCGTCGGCGTGCCGCAGACCTGGCGTGCCGTCGGTGAACGTGACGGGGGTTCCGGTGCCTTTCGGGGTGGCGGCTTTCGATTTGCAGGGGCACGAGTCGCCGCACTTGCAAGCAGTTTCCGATTTCAGAACCGGGGGCGATACTGTCGGTGGCGCCGGATACGGCGGCACGCCCAGAAACACCGCGAAAAGCAATGCAATCATCGGTCACTCCTTTAGTTGGATGATGGGCGAACATTCTTGATCGCCACCCCGCCCCAATCGGCCAAACCTTTGGCGCCGACCAGTACAAGGCGCCCGTTGGTGCCGCTATTCGGCCCGTGCGAGTTCAGGATTCGCACGCCCCACCGCCGCGGGTCCATGAGATCCTTCGACGGATCGACTTCGACCGGGTCGAGCTGCAGGACCGAATGCCCCCACCACGAGAATTCGCCTGTGGTTGGCCGCCGATCAAAGAGGTTTGTGAACATGTGATCGAGCGTGTGCGGAACGTCTTCGTATTCGAGCAAAGCCCGTTTCTTGGCGTTCGCTCGCATCGCTGGTGTGTCCCACTTGCGATTAACGCAAGCGTTGATTTGCGCTTGGGTCCACTCGTATTCGGGTTGGGGCCAAAACTCGGCAGACGCCACGCCATTTTCAGCCGCGAACTGCGCCGCGTCGATGCTCATGCCGCCGACGTTGCGATATCCCTTGATGAGGCAGGCGCCAGCAAAGGCTGACAGGCGAACGTAGGGTAGGTTGCTGATCGCGAACGCGAGTTGCACACCGGCCACGAAGGAATGATTCCAACAGAATCCGTAGCCGTCTTGCCACATGGGGGGAATCGGCTGGCCGTAGTTTCCGATCTCGGCAATGTCGCTGAGCCGCGTTTTGCTCGCTTCGGCATCGCGAATGCGTTCGGGCCATGTTGCCCGGTCGTAGGTTGATCTCGACATCGCTGGCACGTTCGCCATGCATCCGAGCGGCTGCGCGGAGAAATCTCGCTGAATGAGCCCGGAGTTCGGCCGCACGAACAGATTCGCGTTGCTGTCGTCAATGACAATATCGTTTGGCGAAAGCATTACCGGCCCTCGAACTTGGAAATGAACGCGATCAGTTCATCGGGGTCTTTCGTGGGCATCTTCCCCTCAAATCCGGCCTTGCCGTTGCTGACGATAAGCCATTGCTCGCCTGGGCCAAGCCTCGGCCTGGTGCGGGTCATCGCCTCTCGCCAGATGGTTGATTCGTCCGCGAGGTCTTCCGGCTTGAGATCCTGATCATACTGCCGCCATTCCGGTTGCTTTCCGTCCTTGACGCACTTTTCATTGAGGAATTGGCGAACCTTCGTGCTGAAAATTACGCTTTTGGCGTCTTGAGAGTCGGAACTTTCGTAGATGATCAGGACGCGAAGCCCATCGGCTTTGATTGGGACCGGGGTCGGCTCAGGCTTCGGTTTGGGCGCCGGTTCCGGTTCAGGCGTCGGCGGCGGCAGCGGCGCGAGATTCAGCCGCACCAACACCCAAACGACCGGCGAAACCTTACCCTTATGCTCGACCTGCAATCCCAGGCTGACATCCTCAGCAACCTGCGACCGCCGCGCCAACATCACGTCAACGCCGAACTGCTCAACCTGCAAAACCTTGTCCGTGCCAGGATAGAGCACAATGCGAACCGTGCCCAAAGTCTTGAGCGGCAGCCGGATCATTCCGCGATCGGGGAGCGTGATTTCAGCGGGGACAATCAGCGGGTTATCGTCGGTCGGTTCGACGAGCGGAGCGGGAATGGGAGCGGGGGGAGTTGGCGACGGGGCGGGGCGGATTGTGTTCCACGCACTGAGGCCCAGCGAAACCGCCAGAGCGGCGGCGACAACAGAGGGCCAGGCGTAGGCTTTGATTCGGTTCATCCCCGCTCCCCGTGATCGACGCCATTCCGCACGCGAATCCCACATCCTTGATCCGCAATCATTTTCATCGACCGCTGAACATCGATCTGCGTGCCGTGGATCTCTTTCAGCGTCGTTGTCTGCTGATCGAGATTATCGCTCATGCTGTCCACGTTGCTTTCAAGTTTGTCCAAAAACCTGAAAGCCCGGTCGCGCACCGGCATCACGAGATTGGCCGCAATCCATTTGATCGTGGCCCACAGCGCGAACGCGAGGCCCGCATACGCAACCGGGGAAAACCCCACTCGGTCAGCCGCCGCAAGCCAATCGAATTCGCCGAACATCGTGATTCCTTTCCGATACCCTATCGGTCAAATATTGACAGGTCAATGGTTAAAATGTCGCCAGTTATCACGACGACAGGTCGTTGATCACGCCGAACATGTTGATGTCCGCGTTAACTTCCGGCACGTTGCCGCTCGTGGACGGCCACAGCTTAAAACCGGCGATGTTGATGTCTTGGAACCACACATCGCCGGTTGGAATCCAATGCCCGTCCGCGTCGTCAAGCGTGCTCATCGCCATCGCGTTACCGAACGTCTCGATTACGATGTGGGCGTCTTTGATCGCCTTGGCCGGGCCAGCATCCGAGACGATGACATCGATCCGCTTGCCGGTCATTTCGGACTCGGAAAAGGAAAATTCCCACAGAGCCACGTTGCCCATCGGGACCGCAACGGGCAGGGCCGCAATCGGCGAGGCGCCGTACACATAGGCCGAGGCGTGACATGTCCGAACGACGACATCGCCGCTCTCGGGCGTGTAGTCGGCAGCAGTCGCGAAGCCGCTGCCATCCGCTTTTTCCAAAGGGATGGCGACGGTGTACGCCTTCGTCGGCAAGGCGTTGCTGGCACGGCCGTACTTGCGGCGGAAAACGTGAGTGGTCATGGTGCAGATCCTTGGGTTAGGTAAGGTTGATCGACGCACGGACGAGGTTGCCGGCGTCGTCGTAGGCTTTGAATTTGATCTTTGCCGCGCCCTCGGTCGGGTCGAGCCACATCACGGCCTTGCTGATGTCGAGCAGGGAGTCGTCCGGCTCAATGGTGCCGTTGGCGAGTGCGTAGATGAAGAGGCACGGCTGCCATACGAGGGTGCTTGTTTGGTTGTTGAAATAAGGGTACGCACCGAGAACGGAATTTCCCTCCACATACGGAGGGGAGGTAAACCCGACAATGTTGCCGTTTTGGCAGACAAGCATACTTACGACGCCAGGGGGAGCAACGATGTCGGCAGGCGCCCCGACAGAGTTTGCGCTTCGCCCGATAACCGAATGTGCCGCCGAGTCTCGCAACATCGCGGACGTGATGCTTCCGCTTGCAGGCGCCGAAACCGTCAGCGCCCCGCCCGAGAACGTGCATCCGCTAAACGTGACCGCGGACCAGGTATTGGCGCCCGAGCGGTAGTAGAGCGTGTCCGTGCCGCTGAGGGCAGAGATGGCGGCCAGGTCGGCGTCGAAGGGTTGATACGTGCCCGAAATCAGCCCGGCAAACGTCGCGTAAGAGACAACCGACATCGCCCCGCCCGTGCTGGATTGGATGACCGCACCCGGCCCCGCTGCCGACAAGTTCGCCTCGGTGCCGCCGTGCGCAAGGTCTTGGAGCGTCGCATTGCTGACCGGAATGGAATCGAACGATGCGGAGTCGGACAACGTCCAGTAAATGCGAGTGAGGACCGTTTCCGCCGAGCTATTGACGCGGCGAACTTCCAAGACCCAGGCGCGGGATGCGAGCAGTTCGGTATCGGTCGCCGCTGTGGTCAGCCGAAAGGCGCCGCTGCTGGTCTTGTTGCTGAAACTGGAATCGGTCCACGACTTGACGAGTCCTTCGGCGGGATATGAGGAGAGGGTGGCTTTTAGGGTCCAGCCGGTCACATCGACCGTGCCGCTGTAATGCGTGAAGTCGAAGGTGCAGGCTTCGCCGACAACGGCGGCGCACGACTGGCGGGAGAGGACGCCGAGGCCCGCGTTTGACCAGAGAAGACCGCTGTACGCTGGCAAGAATCACGCCCCGTTCCTCCCCCCGGAGGTTGGCGACGATGGGTTGATGATAGCCGGGTGGCGAAATTAGGTCAAAGGGGGTTGGGAATAGGGCGAATTCTTTCAATGCCGACAGCGGGGCATTCCCTTGGCCTCACCGTATGGATGAAGGGTATTGCTTCCCGGTATTCCCGAATCGATTAAACGCCTGTCTCTGGGCGGTGCGTGGCCTTAGTGCTGTGAGGCCCGGTTTAACCGGGAAACGACCTGGGCGCATGCCCGATGCTGGATCTATCACCAGCGCGTTGCCAGGATTTCAGCCGCACACCGAGATTCATCCGTGGAATCCCGTCCAGACAAGCCGGGGAGCTTTTAACCCGGCGCGTTCTCATTCACCCCTGAGCCTTTGGGCTGCGGTGAGTTCAAGGGGGCAAAACCGCTCCGCATTGCTGCGGACAATTTGGGCCATCGGTTCGATGGACTCTGTTGGTCACATCGAAAAAGAAATGATTTCTGAAAAGTGTGCAAGCATTGAACTCTTCCGTGCTTCGCGGTAAGATGCTCGCTGATGTTTTGCTTTTCAGAAACGGACCCGGTTTGACACCCGTGGTCCGTTTCTTTTTCGATCTCGCAAGTTTACACGACGCATCAATTATTGCAAAGCAGAGTTACGGCCCCGTCCCGGCGTTCAGCGTCTTGAGGAGCGTTGCGCAGGAATTGAATTGCCGCGATGGAGCGGCGGGAGTACGATTGGCACTTGAAAACCGATGTCGCAAACCCGCGGTGCCCCGTGATTTACAAACGCCTCGACTTCATCGCCCTGGGACTCATTGCCGTATCGGGCCTTTCATTTCTGACATCAATCGGCCTGCCCCGGATGCTTTTCGACGCATGCGCCTGCCCTGGGTTGTTTCTTGGCGTCGCTGGGCTTGGGCTTGGCATTTATGCGGTTCAATTCAAAAAAGTCATGCCAGCGGCGTATTTGGCGGTCTTCGTGGGGCTGTTCGTGTTCTGTTTGTGGGCGATGCTGCTGATGGTTATCTCTAAGAGGTAGTGGAAAACTACGAGAACGCCGCCCATCCATAGATATCGGAAATGTAAACGAATTCGTGCATGACCCAATCTGTCGAGATGGTGTACGGATTGGCCCCGTTGATGGTTTGTGGCGAGCCACCGGAAGGGTATGCGTCAACGGTGATCGTATAGCCGTTCAAATCAACGCCGATTACTCGCAATCGCAAGCCCTTATAAGTAGATGCTGGCGAAGGGGGAAGCGTAAGCGTTACGTTGCCAGTGTTGAGCACGACGTGACATTCCCAACTATCGAGAATGGGGTACGGGGTGCCGCTGTCCCCTACGTCTGTAGGGATCCAGCCAAACGCGCCGATCACACTTCCGTCCGAAGCGGTAAACCGAAAATCCCCGCCATCCTTCAACCCACTTGCATTCGCCGCCAAGAAAAACACCCCGTAGTCGCCCCCAGCGACCGAGAACGTATACGGGCTGGCAAGCGTCCCCGCCCCGCTGAACGATGACAGCGTAAGCCCGCTGGCCGTCTCTAATGCCGTCTTGATCGTCGCCCCGCTCGCGTTGTAGGCCAGTGCTGATGTCGTGCCGCGGTTAAGCGTGAGCGTGAACGTGCCGCCCGTCGCGTATCGGATGTAGAAAGACCACGCGGATGCAGTTCCCAGGCTGTTGCCAACCGCGGTCTGCGTAACGCTGACGATGGCCGCATCTCCCTCGAAGCCGCGACGCATCCAGACGTAGGTTCCGACCGCGACAGATTGGTTATTGAGTTCATACGCCGGCCATGCCGACGCCGTGCCGCTGCGCCCGCCAGACTTGGTGGTACCGTTCGCCCCGTTGGTCAGGAATTCCTGCTCTGCCCATTCGTATATGTACGTCGCTGATGGAATCGTCCGAGCGGTAAGCTTGGCTGGCAAGAAGTCGGAGTCAAACCCGGTTCCCGGCGATGACGCCACCAGTTCCCACAACGCCGAATCGGGATGGAATTTGGCTAGCCCCTTGTCGCCCGTCCGCATCTTGACGCCGGCGCGGGAACTGCTGAGGAAGTCGTAGACCGTGAACGTCTCCCCCGGCACGTCCCACGTTTCGTTCTCGGCGGAATAGTAAAGGACAATCGCCTCTGCCGAACTGCCCGCGGACAGGTCTTCGGTCAGTTGGAAACGCCGCAAGTCAAGCGTCGCCCGGTTGAGGGATATTTGCGTCCCCCATGGCCCGGTAACCGTCTCGAACGGCGGCTCGGCAGACGTTTGGCCAACAGCGTACAACTCGCGCTCGACGTGGCGCAAGAACGCTGCCGAAGTCGCGTCGCCTTCGCGCCCTCCAAAATCCGAGAATGGTGCGGATCGCGGAAACGACATCATCCACCTACGTAGTTTGATGGCCGAAACAGGTTCGCAAAGTTGGCGAAATCGTAAATGTTTTTGCCAGCGGTCTTCGTCCCGAAATTCGTCTTCGGTGCAGCGATGCAGATCGCTTTATCTGAAAGAGCTTCATACCAGCCCGCCTCGTGGACCGACTGTAACGCGGCGGGGATTCTGTGTTTCGGCAAGTAAACGTGATTGTTGCCCACAGTCACGTTCAAATCGGCCGGGAATTCTGGGTAACGATAAGGGGCGAGTTGCGGTCGAAAATACTTGAACATGTACGTGATGTCGTAGAGCCGGGCATTCAAAATCGACTTGATCGGCCGGATTTCCACCGCCTGCATTAGCAGCGTTCCTTGAGGATATCCGTTGAAGGTGCGGTCGTTGACGCAGCCGATGCATTTATCGATGGCCGGATTGCTCGTTGATGTCGGATCGGTCAAACTGTAGAGGCTGAACGGGACGGCGTTCTCCGGGATCTGATGCCACGTCACCGCGAGATTCGTGCTCATCAAGATTTTCTTGATGGTTTGCGCGATCGGCAGCCCCTTTCCGCTGTTGGCAATGCCGGCGTAATAGAACGCGCCAACGCCCGCATCAATGGAGAATGTTTCGGCTTGCGGGCGCGGCATTCGCGTGACGTACCGCTTCCAGGTTGATTCGTCCAAGTCCGCTGAGACGTTGGCGAATTCCGCATCGCTCATGATGTCATAAAGCGGCGTGTCGTAGTGCAGCGTGAATTTGGCTGTCTTGTATCGTGCAGCGTATGGCGTGCCGTTCCCGTTGGGATCGCCATCGAACATCACGACAGGCAACTCGCCCTCGGGCTTGAACCGGCCAATAAAACTTGACCGCGAGCAGTACATGTTGCGGCGTGATGCTGAGTTCGTGGAATTGAACGTGTTCAGCAGCGGGAACGCCCACGGCGTCTGGCGCCGAATCGTTGCGTAGCCTGCCCCGCCATCGGCCGACGTGCCGAGTTCTGGCCATCCCAACGCGCACACATGGAAATTTTCCGCTTGCGTCCACGGGACGAACAGATACCGCGTTCCATAGCTGCGGTCGATTTCCCCATGGACGTGCGGCGATCCTTCCTCGAAACATTCGGTGTAAGTGAGTTCGCCTTTAGGTGTTTTGAAAATCGCCATTATCGATTATTCCCCGGCCGAGGCTGATCTCTCGGGGTCGTGTTTTCAATCAGCTTTTGCAACGCTTCAAGTTGCTGCTGCATGATCCGCGTTTCAAGCGGCCCGCCCGTCGAACTGGCCTGCATGAGATCTCGCCAACCGGAATCGACAGAACCGAAACGACCTTGAGAGTTCGGGAGAGAGAGTTCCGTTTCATTGCCAAACCAGCGAAACGGATTGATGTAATCCATGACATTGCTGATGCCCTTGCCGAGCGCGGAATCGTCGCCCCACTGCCAGAACCCGCTCTGGTTGACCTTGTTGACGGCGTTCGCGAGCGATTGCATGACGCCCGCGGCCTTCATCGTGACCGGGACGAACGTATCGCCCACGGCCATGGAGAAAAGTTGCGTGCTCTTGTCCATCGTCGATGCTGCTTCCGGGCTGGAAGCCTTGCCAGCGTGGATCATGGCGCCCGTCGCTGCCAAAGCCGCCATGGGCAAGGTTGCTGAGTTCGCGATCTGATTTAGCGGCCACGGCAACATAGCCGCGAACTTCTGTTTCGCGTTAATGACCGCTGCGCCAAACTTCCCATACTCTGCGGTGAGGTGCGCGTAGTTCTTCGCTTCCTGGGCTTGCTTTTGTAAACGGTCAGTTTGGGCCTGCTGGGCGGCGTAGTCGGCGTATTCCTTGGATTTGTACGTCTTGCTGTCAAGCGTCGCGATAGCGGCCTCGTTCGTCGCCGACTCCTTCATGTTGGCGATCTTGCCTTGCGCCACCCCGAACTTGTCATACTCCGCGGTCAAGTGGGCATAACTCTTAGCTTCTTGTGCCTGCTTTTGGAGCCGATCCGCCTGGGCCTGCTCAGAGGCAACGTCAGCGTATTCCTTCGACTTGTAAGTTGCGGTATCGAACTGTGCAAAGCTTGCTTGCCGCGCCGCCAGTTCCTTCATGTTGTCGATCTTGCCCTGTGTCTGCAACTTGTAGAGCGTCGCGCTGTTCGTAAGAGATTTGTCGGCGGCGTCGATTTGATCGCGCAACGCCATCAATTCCACTTTGGCGCCGCCGCGGAGGGAGATGTCGATAAACAGTTCAGCGAGTTTTGCGCCTGCCATTACCGGCCCCATTTTCGCTTGCGAATGACATCCTGCCACTTAGCAGTAACGCGACGGTTGATTTCGTCGTCGCTAAGCCGCGGAAACTGATTCTCAAGCGTCTGGCGATACGCCCCTTCGACTTCAAGGAACTCACGCCATTTCTGATCGATCATCCATTCGCGAAGCCCCCACGCTCGCCAGCGGTCGCGGAACGCATCCTCTTCCGTGTAGCCCGCCGAATTGCCGCCGAATGCAATGTTGCCGTGCTTGTCGCGCGGATGAAAAACGATGTCACAAACTTGCAACCAGGTCAATTTGCGAACCGTGTCAAACGTCCATCCTGTCTGGTCGATGATCTTCGCGATCAAGGTTCGCCAGGACATGCCATCTTCGCTTCCCCCGTCGCCACGTTCGGCGCGGGGGTTTCGGCGTTTGGGTCGAGGGCCGCCCGTGCCGCAGCCTCTTTTTGGGCGATTCGGATGCACGCCACCCATTGGTTTTCGACGGCATCGCGGATGGTCTGCTCATCGACATTGGGGTGATTCTGGCGAATGCGGAGGAACCAGAACTTTTGGCGCCCGTCGAGTTCGCCGATTCGCATTTGCGTTGGGATCGACGTGAACTTGAACACCCCCGACGCAATCGATGTCGTCATGGCCTGTACGACGGCATTGAAGTTGTTCGGGAACAACTTGTTGAGTTCTTCGATGGTGTCGCGTTCAAGCCAATCCTCAACCCCGGCCATCACTTCGAGCGTGATCGGGCCGACACGATAGACGACGCCTTCGTGCTCAATCGTGTCTTCGACCGCCAATGCTTGTGCAAGCTCCGACATATCGCTCCTCAGCTTGTGGCGTTGCCGGTCGGGTAGGTCCACGATCCGTAGGCGACGCCTGTGATCGTCAGCCCCATGAGGTCTGTGACGTTCGCCTTCATCGGCACAGTCAAAACGTCAAAGTAGGCGAAGTTCCACTTCGGCCCCGCCGTGTCGTTCAGGTACAGAAGCACGTTGGCAAAACGAACACCGGGCTTGATGCTGAGGTCGTACAGGTTGCCGAGCCCGTTATCGTGCAGGTCGATAGAGACGTTACACTCAGCAAGGCAAAACTCGCCGTGCTTGTAACCGCCGCCTTCGCTGTTGCTGGAATCTTGGCGGTCCACTTTGGGATCGACGTTCCAACCGCGCACGGTAATTGTGTTCGCGCCGAATCGGACCTTGCAGTTTTTCGCGGAGTAGGCAATGAATGCCATGGATCAGTCTCCTGTTAGGCGACGGCGATGCCGGTCACGTTGGGGGAAAGCGTCAAAAGTGCGGTCGTTGTGGCAAGGCCCAGAGTCGTGGCGTAACTTCCCGTTGTCGGCGGCGAAACGTCCTCGATGCCGCCCGCGGTTTCGCTGAGGTAGTAGGTTTTCCCAGCGACCAAAGTGCCGCCGACCGTGTAGGAGCCGCTGGTAAGAATTGAGATCCAGACGCCGGCCGTTCCGCCGCCCATGGCGATGCCGATAGCGACGGAACCGGCATATTCTGCCGTGCCGCCGTTGGCGTCGGCTTTATACCACAGGCTGTCGGAGGATTTTTGGATGACGACTTGGCCGCCGGTGACCGTTTCGGCGAGTTTGCCGGAACGCAAGCCGTTGGGCGACGTGCCAGCCAGCGTAACATTCGCCGCGGTAACTGAGACTGTTGCCATAATGACTCTCCACGTAGCCCCCCGGCTGCGCTGAGATCATGTTTTTGTTATGTCGGCAAACTCTTCTGGGTGACGTAGCTGTAACTGAATGTTGCATGGCCAATTTGCTTGTTGTCTTCCCGACGAAAGCCTTCGACCCCGATGCGATAGTTCGTTCTCTCCCAGCTAATCACATAACCACCCGTGAAGTCGAGAAGTCTTGGATTCTTGACGCAGGCATCGAATAGATTGAGGACCAATTTGGCCAGGCGCTCCGTCTCGGCGACTGTCACGGCGTAGATGTCGAAATCGATCGATCCGGCATCGGTGTAAGCCTCTTCGGTCGTGTATTCGGGCCGCTCCCCCCCATGCGTAAAGCCCGCCAGCGGCAGCGGCGAACCCTCTGGCGCCTCTTCCAGCCACAACCCGCCCGAGGTAGAGAATTCGCTAATCGCCGCCGCAGCGAACCGCGCCAGCACGGATTGCGTTATCGTCGTCGCCATCGCATCGTCCCAAGCCCCCCGGCCTGGCTAGATCGCGTCGTCAATGATCCGCCGAATCTGCGTCTGGAACTTGTT